AGTTTTCTCTACAGGTACAGCAGCTACTAACATTGTTGCTCTTTGGTAACATGACAGAGGAGGATTTGAAAATAGGTGTGTTAAACACGATAACTTTGATGCTATCGTTTACCACAATAGAGGCAACTCTTCGTGTGGCATTATTAGGTGTGTCCATAGTCTATACAGGATTCAAGTTATATAAACTTATAAAAGAAAGAAAGAAATGGCTTTAATTGACATTTTTAAAGACGACAACGAGATTAACGAAAAGTCGGTTTTAGGTTTTGCATCATTCGTAGTTTTGGTGGCCTATGGGACAGTTGATATCGTTACAGGCGCATTACAACAACAGTTTGTTATTGAGCCGATTATATTAGAGATTTTTGCAGGATTAACTGCAGCTTGTTTTGGCATCTCAGCATTTGAGAAAGTAAAGAATCGTCAGAACGAGACAGAAAGACAAAAAGCCCTAGGTGGCCAAATCGAGCCATATGAAGAGTCTGAAGGTTAGTATTATTATGTTTGTCATCAGCATGGTGCTTCTAGTTCTCTTTATGAGAGAAAGAAGTAGGAATGCTGAGGTAAAGCCTAATGACACGATTACTGTTCATGATACTACTTGGAAGAGATACGATTCAGTAATCGTCAAGAAAGTACCCATTTACAAAGAAGTGATTGTAGAGGTGGCATCCAAACCGGAGATGCTACCTGATACAAACTATGCTCGCTTAAAAGAGCAGTACATGGCTCTATTAAAATTGTACATAAACAAAGTTGTTTATAAAGATACAATCAAGATAGGTGATTATGGGTACATTGCTGTCTTGGACACGGTTAAAGAAAATAAAATAACATATAGACGCACACGTGATAATTTTAGTATACCGGTTGTTAAAGAGACTAAAACTATTACTAAGTATGTACCACCAGTTCATCAGTTATACGTTGGAGGTGGCGTTATGGTTAACAACTCCCTTGGGGTAAGAGGTGCACAGGCAGGCTTAATTTATAAAACAAAAAAGGACAACATCTATAATATAACAGCTGGAGCTAATGTCGACGGCACGGTTATGTATGGTGTGCATTACTATTATAAACTAAAGTAAAATGCTATTAAGAGTCGGATCAACAGGAGAAGAAGTAAAGAAGCTACAAGCATTACTTGGCGTAGATGTCATTGGTAAGTTTGGGCCTAAGACAGAAGCTGCTGTAAAAGGATGGCAGTCTGCTAATGGCTTGACACCTGACGGTATAGTAGGACCTAATACTTGGGCAAAGATGTTTGCTCCTAAACAAGAAGCACCAACTCCTGCTCCAATTGCACAACCTGTTGTGCAGAATACTAATTTTAAATTAGACAAATTAAAAGGACACATACCTCAAGCAGTGATTGATCAGATTCCTGATACAGCTGCCAGATTTGGGATTACTAATACATTAAGACTTGCTCATTTCTTGGCTCAATGTGGCCATGAGTCAGGAGGCTTTAGAGCTGTTCAAGAAAACTTAAACTATGGTGCCAAGGGCTTGCTTACTATTTTCAAGAAATACTTTAAGACTATTGAGAAAGCAAAAGCATACGAACGCAAGCCTGAGAAAATTGCTAACTTAGTTTATGGCAACAGAATGGGTAATGGTAGCGAAGCATCAGGAGACGGGTGGAAGCACCGTGGAAGAGGCTATATCCAGCTCACGGGTAAGGACAATTATGAAGCATTTGATGCCACAGTACCTGAAGACATTATGGCTAATCCAGACTTGGTTGCAACTAAATATGCCTTAGCTTCGGCAGGGTTCTTTTTTAAGAAGAATAACTTGTGGTCAATATGCGACAGAGGTAGTTCTCCAGATGTTGTAACTTCGGTAACTAAAAGAGTAAATGGCGGTACAATTGGGCTTGCCGATAGACAAAAACATTTCAAAGAATACTATAACCTATTAAGCTAATGGCAAAATCAAAAGTATCATCCGAAGCAAAGAAGATTACATTCGGAGTACGTCGTAAGGGCAAGCATGCTAAGACATCAGGACCAAAAGATAAAAAAACTAAACGTAACAGAGGGCAAGGAAGATAATGAGAGCAGCTATTTTTATCGTATCGTGTATAGTTGCAACTGCCTTATGCATTGATGCGTACTTTATATACTTGCATTTCTTTGATAATAACAAAGCCAAACAAATCATATCTTTGGTTGATAAAAAACTAACCCCTAATTAATAATGGCACTTAAAAAAGTCGACACTAACCCATTACCTATATCATTCAAAGATTTTGCCAAGAACCCAGTTGTTGGCACTTTATTTTTAGCATTAATCGGAATATCATATTTATACATTGATGTTCGTAATACATTCACAGACCAAATAGAAAGACAAAATGGCAAAATCGACAAAATGGAAATCAAAGTTGATGCGTGTACTAATCAGTTACGCAGGTCCGATTCTCTCCTCTCAGCTAGTTCGAGTAAAATCATGGTTCTACAACAATTGGGTCAAATAAAATGAGAAGTCTAGTTTTTATCTTTTCGGTTATCGTTTTGTTTTCTTGCTCATCGGTAATAGCTGATCAAGATAAAAAAGAGAATGACTTAGATAATAAAAACGTTGTAGCAAAGGATGATGACTTTGCTGCGATTATGTTGCGTTCTCAAAAAACAGGATTGTTTGCATCTAGTGCTGTGAAGAAAGCTGATAAGGCTGTGGTTAGTAAGATAGAAGTTACTGTTCAGAAAATAGATAAACTTGAAGATAAAATAGAAAACCTAACCAAGACCAATGAAGAATTACAAGTCAAAGCTAATAGTTTTATTATTGAGCCTTATATTATTGAGCCACTTATCGATAGCACAGTATCCAAAAAGAATAATCAATAAAGACACCCTTGTTGTGATGACCGAAGGTCAAGCAAAAGAAATCAACAATACATTTAAATCTTTAAGGTCAGATAACGACAAGAAAAAAGTTACTGCTGATTCACTTCGCACGTTAGTTGGTGCGTTTGATGAAGAACGTAACAAGTACAGTAATTATCTTAAAAACGCAGAAAACGCTTATTTACTAAGCAAAAAAGAGAATCAAATACTCTTGGATTCACATAAATCATTAAAAATAGGCAAAGTTGCACAAGACATTAGTGTACTTACTTTAATGTTTACTATTGTGATGTTATTTAAAGTAACATCTGGTAGATAATAAGTATCTATAAATTTGCGTATTTTTGCTAGATAATAAGCAAAGACATTTTCAATGGCGAGAATACAAACCTACCCCAATGATATATTTGTTACCGGAAACGATAAGTGGATTGGTAGCGACGCTAATAACGACTTCATAACCAAAAACTTTACAGCCAACGCTGTAGCGGAATACTTCAATCGTGTAGGTATTATTGATACAGGTAGTTTTAATTGGTCATACAGAATGTATGCTCCAACAGAAACGCAGCCTGCGAAGACGTTTGAGTTAGTCGACCATCCATTTGATACAGTAGATGTAATTGGACTCGCAGGAACCATCAAGGTTTCTTTCTTAACCATGGCCAATACAGAGCCAGGTATATTCATTGAAGAAGTTTGGAACGACAAGATTATTCTTGTTAATCGACCAGGATTCCCTAGCGAATACGGACTATACAAAGTAACAGCTGTCGTTGAAGATGGCGATTACTATTTCTTAGACTTAGATTTTATTGGCGGCAACTCAGGAACTATTTCTGAGGACGAGCCGGTTACATTTGGCTTATTCACAGGCGTGAGTGGTACAAGTGGTACTACAGGTACTTCAGGTACAAGTGGTACGACAGGTACATCAGGCACAAGTGGCGTAAACGGCACAAGTGGATCATCAGGAACCACAGGTACAAGTGGGTCATCAGGCACGGCTGGTACAAGTGGGTCATCAGGCACTACAGGGACATCAGGCTCATCGGGTACAGGCGGCACATCAGGAACTAGCGGAACGAACGGTTCAGACGGCACCTCAGGTACACGTGGTACGTCAGGTACGTCAGGTATTGATGGTATCGATGGAACAGACGGTACGTCAGGAACAACAGGTACATCAGGTAGTTCAGGTACAGATGGTACAGGAGGTACATCGGGAATAGATGGTACTAGCGGCTCAAGTGGCTCAGGAGGAACTAGTGGCTCAAGCGGAATAGATGGTACATCAGGAACAGGAGGAACAAGCGGTACAGACGGAACAGGTGGTACTTCAGGTACAGATGGCACGGGTGGTACAAGTGGAACTTCAGGTTCTAGTGGGTCATCAGGTATTGATGGTACTTCAGGAGTAAATGGTACATCAGGTATTGATGGAACTAGCGGTTCTAGTGGTTCTTCAGGTGAGTCTGGTACTTCGGGTACTACAGGCACGTCAGGATCATCGGGTTCGTCGGGTTCATCAGGATTAACAGGCTCATCAGGTACATCAGGTACTAATGGTAGTGCAGGTACATCAGGTGTGAATGGTATTGCATCAGGTCAGGTTTATTATTTTAATCAAAGTGAGGCTTCAGATGTTTCTCCATATAGAGTTTTATCTATAGAGCCATCAGGTGTTGCTCAACAAACAGTAACTAGAACACTAACAAATAATCAGCAAAATGTTTTAGTGTCGAGTTTTATAACTCCACAATTAGAATTTGCTGTAATACCAGGAGGAGTACAAAGATTTTATTTCCATTACTTAAAGCCTGCTAGTAACGACCAAATCCAAGCATATGCTACAATTCAGTTAGCTGACTCAGCAGGGGTTGGTTTTGGCCCTATATTACCAACTGGATCTTCAGAAATTGGTTGGGTAGATGCTACAACTCCTGTAGAGGTTGTTTGTGATTTAACATTACCTACAACAACAATTGACCCTACAAATAGGATGATTGTTAAGTTGTATGCTAGTAATAATGATAGCACAACACATATTTTAAATTGGGTAACAGAAGGTACTTCCTACTACTCATTTGTTATTACTTCAGTAGGTATTATATCATCTAGCTCTGGTACATCAGGTACATCAGGTGTTAACGGAACCAGTGGTTCGTCTGGACTTACAGGTTCATCAGGGACTAGTGGAGAATCGGGAACTAGTGGCACATCAGGAGCTGACGGTACAAGTGGAGTTAGCGGTACGTCGGGCGTGAGTGGTACGTCAGGGATAGACGGCACAAGTGGAGTTAGTGGTAGCAGTGGTACAAGTGGAGAAAGTGGTTCAAGCGGTAGTTCAGGAGCAAGTGGCACGAGTGGGGTTAGTGGTACATCAGGTATTAACGGAACCTCAGGTGTGAACGGTACTTCAGGAATTAACGGAACATCAGGCACGTCAGGTGTAAACGGAACCTCAGGGTCATCAGGAACAACTCCAGTTGGTCAGATTACAGGTACACTTACAACTAATAAAATACCTAAAGCAACTGGTACTAACACATTAGGCAATAGTATTATTACAGAATTAAATAATGCTATTACTGTGTCAGGTGCTGCTGTAGATAATGCTGTTGCTACTTTTATTAATACAGATGCAAGTAGTCACGGTATATATGTTAAGGCAGATGGATTTGCTTTTAAATGTGAACCATCATCATTGGTTGGAGGTGTTACTATAAACTCAGATGGTTCAGCCTCATTTAGTGGAGACATTACTGCTAATAAGTATATTAAAGAAGGAGGCACAGCATCTCAGTTTTTAATGGCTGATGGTTCTGTATCAACAGGTCCTGCAGGTGGGATTACAGGATCAGGAACAACTAACTATGTGCCTAAATTCACAGGTGCAAGCACTATAGGCAATAGTTTAATTCAAGATGATGGAACAAATATTACTATAGGTAGTAATGTTATAATAAACTCAAATAAAAACATTAGTGTTGATGGTGATTTAAGATTTACAGGTTCAGATTCATATATTTGGTCGCCAAATGTTAGTAGTGGAGCAACAGGATTGTATGATCCATTTACAGGAAGACAAGCAATTAATTATATAAATGGTGGTGCATTGCAATTACAACCAATCGGAGGAAATGTTGTGATTGGAACAACGACAGATTCTGGTTATAAATTATCCGTAAATGGAACAACAAAATCAAATATTTTTACATCATTAGATGCTACATCATATCAAGGATTAGGAATTTATAACAATACATTTATTGGGGCAGGTGATAGAGCATCAGCATTAATTATTAATGATATTGATGGTGCTAGATATGCAATTTCAGGTGGTGATTATTCATTAAAATTTTCAAAAAATGTAAGTGGAACATCTTGGGCAACAGGTTTGGCAATTATTGCTACATCTATAACAGATGCATCCCCTGTTGTCCGTGTTTATAATAAATTAGGAGTTGGAATGACTCCAAGTGAAACTTTAGATGTTACAGGTACAGCTAAGGTTAGTGGTTTAATTACAGGAGGTACAGGAGTTAATATAACAGGTTACACACTATCAAGTGGTGCTAATTATTTAGAAATAGGTACAACAAGTACTTCATATGTTATAAATGCAATTAACAGAACTACCGGTCAATATAATCAACCATTTTATTTAGATGGCCAAAAAATAATTCTAAACAATGGTAGTGGAGGCAACGTATTAGTTGGAACAGGAACAGACGCAGGATTTAAACTTGATGTAAATGGAACAAGTAGATTTTCAGGAACTTTGAGAGTTGATGGATCAGCATATCCATTTATTAGTCTTGTAGGTAGTGATGTTGCATATGGTGGAGGTTTGAAGTTTTTTGGATCGACAACACAATACGCTGAAATGTATGGAGAATATGAAAGCTCAAACAATGGTCAAATATTTTTTAGAACAAGAAAAGCAGGAGCTATTGAAACTGCATTAACAATTAAATCATCTGGAAATACAGGCATTAATACAACAACACCATTAAGAAAATTGCACGTTGTTGATACATCAGCACAGATTCGTGTATCTTATAATAGTGCAACAGATGAAAGATATGCTGAATTGTCTTGGTTTGGAATAACAGGATATGCTGGAGACACAAATAATCAATTTAATATTGGATTTGATGGTGGTAATTCTGCAAATGGTGGAATAAATTTCAATACAGGTGCATCGGGTGCAGCATCAACAAGGATGAGAATTAGTAGGGGTGGTAATGTAGGAATAGCTACGACTTCACCTGTAAATATACTCCATGTACAAGGTTCATCAGTATCTGCTTTGTTTGCAGGAAACACTACAACAATAAATGAATATTCAGGTATTGTTGTTTCGCCATATCCTGCTCAAGATGCTAATGGTAATTATGGTGTTGAACTTAGAGCAACAATTACTCAGTCTTCACCTAATTATTTAAACCCTAGAATGGATTTTGTAGTACAAAATACAAATACTTATCAGTATTTTGATAGAGGTGTTAAAATGACTATTTTGGGAAGTGGATATGTAGGTATAAATACAACATCACCTAGTGCATTTTTACATATTAGTGAAAGTTCATATGGAACAGGTTTATTAATTACGACATCTAGTATCAATGGTGCAGATATTACATTAACTAATACAGGTGCAGGTGGTAAACGTTGGGATATTACAAGTGGTGGATCAAATAATGGTATTGGTGCAGGAGGTTTACAATTTTACAATAATACTGATGGTGTAATGCGAATGGGTATATCAAGTGCAGGAAATGTTTTGATTAACTCAACAACAGACGCAGGATATAAATTTCAAGTAGCAGGTTCAGGGCACAGATTTTCTATTTCTCCACATGGTGGTGGGATTGATATGGCATCAACAGGTAACTTAGCCCCACATTACACGACTTCAGTAGATTTTTATTTAGGAGCTATAGGTTCAGGTTCTTTACGTTTATCTCTTTCTTCAGGTGGATCTTTAACTGCCGTTGGTTCTATGACTGCAACCTCTTTCTTCGAAAGCTCAGATAAGAATATTAAAACCTTAATTGAAGATAACTATCAGACTAAAGGAATTGAATCTGTTGTAGCTAAATTGTACACCAAGAATGGTAAAGAAGAACTTGGTTACTTTGCACAAGATGTACAGGATATCTTACCGAGTGCTGTTAGTAAAGGATTAGGTGGATTATTAAGTCTTTCTTATCGTGAGGTGCATACAGCTAAGATTGCAAGACTTGAAAAAGAATTGGAAGAATTAAAAGCAAAATTGAACTAATATGTCTTGGGCAGGAATAGCAAGTAATCAATGTGTAAGTTGGGCTAATCTTCAGGATGCAGTAAATAATAATGTGTTCATACAGATTGGGACAATACCTCCTCCTGGAATACCTAGCAATAGGGAGATAACTAAGCTAGGTGCCTTAACAACTGTTGATATTCAAACTTCGCCTTTATCTGGGAAAAGTGATAATCAATTAGTTGTTAAAAGTAATTTAGTAGCATCTGCTTATACCTACTATCAACTTAATAACTGCTCAGGTGGTGCTGCTGCTTGGACAAAGATTGCTCCTACATTAGGAGTAGGACAGAGATATGTATTGCCTAGTGGAAGCCCTGTGTTCTATACTTATAATGGGATTAGTCAAACTACGTTGCCTGCAGGATATAACGGATCAATACAAATTGTATCAGGACAAACAGGTTGTCCTTAAAAATTAGTAATTTTAAAAAAAATATATAAATGAAAAACATCGAAGCAGTCTCAATTTGGGACAATGGTACAGTACAGCAAGCAACAATCTTAAATGCTTATGCAGTTAATGTAACTTTAAACACATCTGCTACTTTTTGGTACGGGTTATTTTCTACAACAGAAAATGGTAATGTAGGTACACAACTTGCTCAAGGTAACTTAAATATGACAGGCGAGGCTTATGCTGAATGGCAGAGTGACGTTTTTGCTTGGGATTGGATTGCAGAGCAATTAAACCTTACTATTACAGGAGACTATATTCCTCCCGTTCCTCCTGAACCTATTGTAGAAGAAGTAGTTGCATCTGAAGAACCTATTGCTTAAATTTGTTAAAAATAAGATAAACATGAAACTAAACTTTAATTTTAATCTAACCGATTTAGACGGTAAAGAACTAGAAGGTGCTAATTCTGGAAAGTTATTAGCTAACACACTTATTCAACAGACCAAAGGCGATGCTGTAAAGTATTGGGAATGGGCTTTGAAATTAAACAAAGGCGAAGTTCTTGACCTAGATACATCTGATCAAGATACTCTTAAGACTTTTGTGAAAGACAGTGAGACAATTACTGTTTTAGCTAAGGCCCAATTGCTTGGCGTTTTTGCTAAAAAATAATGAAACGTAGCAGTTTCCTTAAATCATTAGGAATCATTGTTGGGAGTGGCATGATTATTCCTTACTTAAAACCAAAGAAGTTAGTTTTGCCTGTAAGCAATACCAATCCAACAATAAGTTTTCGTGGTGTGCTGCAAACGCATATTACATCGTTTAATAATATAACTCTTGGTACTACCTTACCAAATACTATATTAAAATCTTCTTAATTACATCATCAGCAGATATACTCCTCTGACACTCAAAATGTCGGGGAGTATTTTGCTAATTTCTTTAAAGCCCAAGTCTGTTTTCTTTTTAACTTAGTCTCGTCGCTTTGTTTTATCCCTTTGTGGGACTCCCTTAGTTTTTCTATGTGTTCAGGAGTAAAAGGTCTCATTTTTCTCCCTTTATTTATTTTGCTTAATTTATCTTTTGTTTCTTGACTTAGCTTTTTACCTAAGTGAGATTTTCTTTGGTTTTCTATTCTTTCTTTTGTATGCTTCTTTCCTGTTAATGTTTTTCTGATTTTTTCTTTTGTTTCTTCTGATTTCTCAAAATTCATTTTGCTTCTCCATTTTGCTATTTGTTCTGGAGTTTTTATTCTACCCTTGCTAGTTTTGCTTATTTTTAACAATGATTCTTTAGTAGGTTTGTATCCTAGAGATCCGTATCCCCCATCTGTTAAATTGCATAACAATCCCTCGCATACATTGTATCTTCCATATAAAGCAATAAACTCTTTTTCTTTTTCTTTTGCATCATCGTAAGATATATCATCAAAAAGAATTTGAACTTCATATCCTGATTTTTCAACTATTCTTTGCCAATACTTATTTCTACCCTTATTAGAGTAAGCCCTATTTTCGTTAATCCCAATGCCTATATAAAAAGGTTTACGGTTATCTAGTCTAATGTGTCGATATACTATTGGCATAATATTGTTTGGTTTATTTTTTCAATAACATCATTTGAGCTTATGGATTTTTGACACTCAAATTGTCTTGGTGTTCCTTTCCAGATTGGACAAAAGTTCCAGTCGGAAGCATCGAATTTAAAGTTAGGGTTGTTCCAACACCCATTACAAACATTCTTATTTGTAATGCGTATGCACTCAAACTCGTGGTCATCTGCAGCGAAGTTATTAATCATAACTACTTGTTTCCCTAATGCCCAAGCGAGCCAGCTCACGCCACTACCTAGTCCAATAAAGAACTCACTATGGTGAATGATAGCCATCGTCTTTTGGATATCTTTATTAATAATCTGTTCGCAGTTATCAAAAGGGTTTTCTTCTAGCGAAACATTTATTACTCTATAACCTTTGTAGGATAAGTAGTTTATTAGCTCTTGCCATCCTTCTTTTGTCCAAAACTTACAGCCAGCTGTAGAGTTAGTAGCTATCGTAACATATTTGCCATAGTTATTATCACCAGCATCATACTTTAAATTAGGTTTAATCTCCTTAAACTCAAGTCCTAGAATGTTGGTTGCGGCCTCTTGCAGCTTAATAGTATTTGGTAATACCGGTTCTTTGTTTGTGTCGTAGAACCAACCAATGTTATATTGAGCATAGATATTAGGTACCACTGTTCCAGGCTCTACTAATTCTATCTCAGGAATGTCTAGTATTTTATTTAAAAAAGTGGACATAATCACTTTGCACTTGTGCTTCTTTTGAAACTCTAAAGCGTATGGAGCAAAAGCAATTGTATCGCCCAATGACTTACTAGATAGAGCGATGTACACACGTTTACCTTCTAAGTTAAGTACGTTGTCATGTATTAGTCTACCATCCATATAGACTTTGCTGTGCCACTTAGTATAGTATTGTCTGTTTAATTTGACCCAACTATTTGATCCGATAGTATTCTCGTATACTAACTTATCGCCATCAAAGTATTGCACCTTAAATTCTGCTTTCACTCCTGACTTAATTTCTAGGTATGGCTGACCAACAAAGTGCTGGATGATGGTTACATCTTGTTCTTGTTTGTCTAGTGTCATTACTTTGTTGTAGAATGCGATTTGCTTATCTGTGAATATATCTGTGGTATTATCTGTAGGTACAGTATAATTGCTATTGATAGTATTTAGGTCAGTGTCGATAGGTTGAATGTACTTATCAAACATCGAGCCGTACTGTGGCAGGTTGTGAGCAATGATTGGCTTATTATAAGATATAGCCTCACGTAATACTAATGGGTTGCACTCCCACGTAGAATTGAACATAAAGATATCTGCCATCTTAATGAACCTGTGTGCATCATTTCTCTCCAACCACACGTGAACATTAGATGGCAAATCCTTCATTAATGGCTCCCAGTAATGCTTGAAATTAATAGCTTGGTTTCCGATAAAATGAAAGTCCATATCAGGATACTTTCTAGCTATCTCAATCCCCTCAGCTTGATTCTTCCCAGGAGTCCAAAGACCTACGTTGACTACGTTTATTTTGTTTGTATAAAAAGGGTTATCATACGTCTCACTTGTTCTGTCATCAATCGGAAATTCAATCACCTCTTTGTAAGATGGCGATGAAGCAAATGTCTCTAAGTGATATGGCGTACAGAAGTAGTACGCATCAGGATGAAATATCTTTTCTGTGTCGTGTTTAAATGACACGTCGTGACACGTCTCTACGATTCGGTAGTTTCGGTCTTCTCGATACAACTCAGAAATCATATCACGATTAAAGCGTTCAGCTGGCTCGTGAATGTGAACAATGTCAGGATTGAATTTAGAGATGATGTTGAATAACTCCATTTTGTCCTCGTGCAGAGTGTGAAACGGAACTAACTCCTTGATTGCATTTCTTTGCACGACATAGTCTAAGCTATGGCATTGATACTCTACTACCTCAATCTCAAATGTCTTGTAAAGAGTTTGAACACTCTTTAAAACAAAACCGGGCATCCCCCCGGTCGACATATGCGGACACAAGTATAATAGCTTCATATGCTAAAATTAAAATATAATTAGTACTTTTACAAAAAAATATAATACAATGGATAAATTAACACAAGACGAGTTGGACCGTTTCAGAGCGGCTCACACAGAAATCAGAAATCTTCGCAATGCTTTAGCAGACGCTGAGATTCAAATCCACAACACCAAGTTAGAGAAGCAATCTGTTTTAGCTCAATTAGATGTAGCTGGTGCAACGCATGTTAGCATTCAGCAAGAGCTACACGCTAAGTACGGAGATATCACGATTGACTTTGCTACTGGAGAAATCAAGAATAAAGATGGTAATTCGTAAGATATCAGTTGGTGCAGATTATAAGAATGCAATGAATTATATGCATAATCAATCTGTGCTACAAGGAAACTATAAGATACATTTGATTCGTCAGACCGATGCAGGAGATATTGAAATCTATATCGAGGCTAATGATGAGGTGGTCTTATGGAAAAAAATCAATGGCAACATGCCATTCTTAATTGAATATAATATAGATTTCTAATATGAAGTCCCCATTTTACTTTATAGTGCAACCCCGTGATGGCAAGAGATATGACAACACGAGGGGAGAGCTCATTATTTCTACATCGAAAGAAGACCACCTTGCCACTATGCGTGAGGCTGTTGTTATCTCTACGCCTATTGGATACGAGGGTCCTGTTGAACCAGGTGATACGGTCATTGTGCATCACAACACTTTTAGGTTGTATTACGATATGCGTGGTAGAGAGAAGTCTGCTTGGAATTACTTCCGAGAGGATTTATACTTTATTGACGATCCGTACGCGTACAAAAAGCCTGGTGCTGATTGGATAGGCATTGGCCGCTACGTGTTTATTTCTCCTGTGGAGAATGACTACACAGGCATACTTACTGCGGACGCAGAGAAGCCGCTTGTAGGCACGATAAAGTACCCAAATGAAGAAGTACTAGCACTAGGATTAAAAGAGGGTGACACGGTCACGTTTGAGCCTGAGAGCGAGTATCCATTCTATATTGATGGTCAGAAAGTGTACCGTATGTATACTAAGAATCTAACAATTAAATTAGATGAACAAAATAACTGAGTTAAAGAAACGCATCATTGACTCTGGGTATAAAGCCGTTGAGGAGTTAATCAAGGTTGCTGAAGAGAAGATTGTCACCCACATGGATGATGACTTGTCTGCAGACAAACTTAAGAACGCAGCGGCAGCAAAGAAACTTGCTATCATGGATGCTTTTGAGATTCTTAAAAGAGTCGAGGAGGAGAATAATATTATTGAGGGAGTAGTTGGAAACTCTGCACCCACTAACCGTGGGTTCGCAGAACAAAGAGCAAAGACTAAATGAGTTTATTCTACATTGATGAGTCTACCGTTCCTGAGAAGATTCTTGCAAAAAGAAATGCAAAGAAAGATTGGGAGTATGGCTGGGACCCTGAGTACGACTTTGTGGTCGTGTCAAAAGATGGCACGATTGGAGAGGTGTACAATATCAGTGGTCTAAGAGTTGCTCTACCATTGGCTCCCGACAAGGTTGACTATGATGGCAACAAGTGGAAAGCCACAGAGCTACCTAAAGAACTATCTCGTATCAAGACTATCTTCGATTGGAACCGTCGTGACAATTCATTTAAGTCTCAATGGGTAGACTACATCGAGAAAGAGTTTGACAGACGTGAGCTAGGCTATTGGTTTATCAATAATAGTGAGAAGACTTACATCACAGGTGCACATTATATGTACTTACAGTGGTCAAAGACCGACGTAGGTCATCCTGACTTCCGTGAATCAAACAGGATATTCTTTATATTTTGGGAAGCGTGTAAGGCTGACAGCAGATGCTTTGGCATGTGCTACCTTAAGAACCGTCGTTCAGGTTTCTCTTTTATGGCTTCATCAGAAGCTGTCAACATTGCAACTTTGGCTAAGGATGCTCGTATAGGTTTAACATCTAAGACGGGTCCCGATGCAAAGAAGATGTTTACCGATAAGGTAGTTCCGATTGCAAATAACTATCCATTCTTTTTCCAACCCGTGCGTGACGGTATGTCTGCTCCAAAGACAGAACTTGCATTCCGTGTTCCAGCTTCTAAGATTACTCGCAAGAATATGGACCAAGAGAACGAGGAAGAGATTGATGGATTAGATACAACTATTGACTGGCGTAACACAGCGGACAACAGTTATGATGGAGAAAAATTATTATATTTGGTTGAGGATGAGGCTGCTAAGTTAGAACGTCCTATGAATATAGAGAATGGTTGGCGCGTCAGAAAAACTTGTCTTCGTTTAGGTGCTAGGATTATTGGTAAGTGTATGATGGGATCAACATCTAATGCACTTGATAAAGGTGGTGAAAACTATAAACGCATTTATTATGATTCAAACGTTAAGAAAAGAAACCAGAATGGCCAGACTATTTCGGGTTTATATTCGCTCTTTATTCCGATGGAGTATAACTTTGAGGGATATATTGACGAGTACGGTCACGCAGTCTTAGAACGACCCGAGAAACCTGTGCGCTCAGCAGAGGGCACTTGGATAACACAAGGCGTAATTGAGTATTGGAATAATGAGGTTGCATCGTTAAAGGCCAACCCTGATGCACTAAATGAATTTTATCGCCAGTTCCCTAGAACAGAATCACATGCTTTCCGTGATGAGACTAAGTCATCTCTATTTAACTTGACTAAAATCTATCAGCAGATAGATTACAATGATAGTTTAATTCAAGATCATGTGCTAACACGTGGATACTTCCACTGGGCAAATGGGGAAAAAGACACTAAAGTCATTTGGACTCCAGACAAGAATGGGCGTTTCCTGGTGTCTTGGATACCTGGCCCAAACATTAACAATAATTATATTACTAAGAATGGTAATAGATATCCTGGCAACGAACATATAGGTGCGTTTGGCTGTGACCCATACGATATCTCAGGTGCTACGTTCGGCGGATCAAATGGCTCACTGCACGGACTAACCAAGTTTAATATGACAGGTGCTCCATCTAATCAATTCTTTCTAGAATACATTGCTCGTCCACAGACAGCAGAAATATTCTTTGAAGAGGTACTGATGGCTTGCGTGTTCTATGGTATGCCTATTCTTTGCGAGAATAACAAAGCACGTTTGCTTTATCACTTTAAGAACAGAGGATACCGTGGGTTCTCAATGAACCGTCCTGACAAGCCAGCTCACAAATTATCATTTACAGAAAGAGAAATTGGTGGTATACCATCATCAAGTGAAGATATCAAGCAGGCACACGCCACAGCAATCGAGACATACATCGAGCGATTTGTGGGATTAGACTTGGAGGGCAATTACCGTCAGCCTGATGAAATAGGTGATATGCCGTTCAATAAGACACTTCAAGATTGGGCTAGATTCGACGTAAACGACAGAACTAAATTTGATGCGTCAATTAGTTCGGGATATGCTATTATGGCAAATCAAAAGCACGTATATTTGCCTGAGAAAAAAGAGTCAAAAATAAGCATTAAATTTGCAACTTACGATAACACTGGTTCCTTCAGTAGAATTAACAAGATATGAACAAACCTCTTGGAATATTAATGCCAGATACCCAATTCCCTTCGCAGTTAGCAACTGATCAGGAAAAGGCATCATGGGAATATGGCTTAAGAATTGGGCAAAGCATTTCATACGAATGGTTTGCAAAGACAGGCAACAGTTGCCGATACTATTCACAATGGATTGACTTCCATAGAGTTAGACTTTATGCTCGTGGTGAGCAACCTGTCGCTAAATACAAAAGCCAATTAGAAGTTGATGGCGATATGTCGCATATTAACTTAGATTGGACTCCTGTACCAATCATCCCTAAGTTTGTTGACATTGTTGTTAACGGTATGCATGACCGCTTATTTGAGGTTAAAGCATATGCACAAGATGCGATGTCATCTAACAAACGCTCTAAGTTTCAAGAGATGGTGGAGGCAGATATGATTGCCAAAGACTTCTTGATTCAAACTAAACAAGAGTTTGGTATTGATGCATTCAATGTTCCTGAGCAAGATTTGCCTGAGAACGACCAAGAGTTATCGTTATACATGCAGCTTAATTATAAGCCTGCAATTGAGATTGCTGAAGAGGAGGCAATCAATACTATCTTAGATTTAAACCATTACCAAGACGTTCGTAAAAGGGTCGACTACGACATCACAACAATTGGCATAGGAGTAGTAAAGCACTCATTTGTTCCAGGAACCGGAGTACGTGTGGAGTATGTTGACCCCGCTAACATTGTATATAGT